ATCGCACGTCGCTGTCATACGATGACAGGGTAACTCTTGAAACGAGGGTTTTGCCGACCGCTCGCGAGTGGTTGAAAATTCCCGGTCTGCAAGATCACGGTCGGCAGACCTTGGAATATTGGGGGGAAAATCGAAAATGAATGAACGGATGTTAGCAACAGTCGAAATGACAAGCCGCGCTGTCCAGGCTTTGCGTAAGGTCGCAGAGCAGCGGGGCATCAAGCCGGAAATCATTATTTCCAAAGCACGTCACCACGACATTGCACATGCGCGGCAAGCGGTATTTGTTCGGCTCTGGGCGCAGGATATGAGCCTGCAACAAATCGGGAAAGCGTTCGATGTGCATCACACGACAGTGCATTTTGGCATTCGGGCAGAAGTCCAACGGATGCTGGATCTATTGGAGGCAAGCGAATGAGTCCGCTTGATCAAATTAAGGCTGACGCCATCGAGGCTCATGAGCGCCAGAGAAAGATTTGGCACGAGGGCACACCGGAATGGACAGCGCGCAATGCCCCGACAGGCCAGCGTGGCAGGCCGGAAAAGATTAATGAATTTCGGGCAAAGCAGATGCTCGCAAAGGGTGAAATGCAGAAAAAAGACATTGCCAAGGCTTTGGGTGTTACACGCGGGGCGCTGTATTTTTTTGAGAAGCGCATGGCAACCAAGCATGGGAGCAACGACACATGACGCCAACAGACACACGCACGCCGCTGGTGCTCAAAGCCATGCAGAACGCAGCTCCCATGCAATCCAAAGATATTGCGGCCAAGTGCGGAATAACGCCGCGACAGGCCGGAGACTCGTTGGGAAAGCTGAAACGGCAAGGGCACGTGATCAACTCGCCAGGACCACGTGACAAGGGTGACTTCTGGCGCATCGGACAGGCCATGCCAAAAAAAGAACGCGAGGGCGTGTGCAAGGTCGAGGTGCTGGCAATCTTTCCGGTCGCCAGTTCGTCCGCGTTAACAGTTGTTGAGGTGTCCATGCCCAAGCTACTCTGGCGGCGCGATCTGCGCGAGATTGAGGCGGTCGGGGCATGACACACAGACTGACGGGCGAGAATATCACACCGCGCTGGCACATCCTCCAATGCATGGCGCAGCAGGAACGCAGATTAGCCACTGCACTTGAAATCGAGGGAATGCAATCAGCGTATCCCACGCGGGAAATCGTTTCATTCATTCGCGGCAAAAAGAAAAACCGCACAGCACCCGCGGTCACTGGCTATGTTTTCGCCAAGTTTGATCGCATTCCGCTATGGCACAAGTTCCGCGCCCGCAACCTGATTACCGGCGTAGTATGGCAGAACAGCAAACACGGGCCGATACCATACGAGGCCACAGGCGATCAGGTGCGGCAATTCATGGGGCTGCCCACACGCGCAGAGGAAGCCGAGAACGCACGCCAAGAGGCAATGCGTGTCAACCCAGGCGATGCAGTCATGGTGCTGATGGGCGGCGATCTGGAACTTGCAGCAACCGCGCTGGAAGTCAGAGGTGGCCGCATCCAGTGGGAAGCAATCGGCGGCATGAAGGGCGATGCGTCAGGCGATAGGGTGCGAAAGGCAGCAGGATGACATGCTATTGCGCCAAGCCACATCATCTAGTATGTTTCGCGTGACCGGACGCCTGAACTAAGCTGATGGCACCAGCCGCGATTGCAGCGCCCTCGGATAAAAGCCGAGGCAGGGGCGGTGCTACTGCATTCAACAATTCCCGGCGCATCTCCTAACCGTACAGCGCAGCGGACAGAACCCGACATGGGCGAAAGCCTCAACCCCGAGCGCCGGGCGGATCGTCATCCGTCAATATTGTCGGGGAATGCGGGGCGCGCGATAATCGAGGGCATGGTGACGAAATTTCCCGGCTATAAAACGGTTTCAACCGCTGATTTGGCCAGACATACGCAGAACTGCAAGCCGAGCGTGTGGCAGCATAACGAGGGCGGGACGCCTTCACAGACACAGGCGGGAAGCCGATGCCAAGAGGAATGCCCCCGCACGCGCCGACAGATGCAACGCGGCAGACTGTGCAGCTACACACGACAGTAGGGACTGATCAGGAAACCATCGCCCGCGTCCTTGGCATAGACCCCAAGACGCTGCGCAAGCACTACCGCGACGAACTGGACCTAGCCAAGTGCAAGGCAAACGCCACAATCGGCGGGGCGCTGTTCAACAAGGCAAGGGGCGGCGATACAGCCGCAATGATATTCTGGATGAAAACGCAGGCAGGGTGGCGTGAGAAAGACCCAGAACATTCAGGCGATAATCTGGCAGATGCCCTTCGCGAGATTGCTGGCAAGCTGCCGGGATGAGCCTGCAACTGGATCGGCAAGCCGGTCGCTGGTATCCGCTGATCGACATTCCAGAGCAGATCAGGCTCAAGGATGAGCAGGTCCGGTTCAAGGTCGTCCCTGCGGGGCGAAGGTCTGGTAAGACTGAGCGGGCCAAGCGGTTTGTCGCAAAGCAGGCTATGACCAACGGCGCGGAATTGTATTTCTGCGCTGCGCCAACGCGGGAACAGGTCAAAAAGATATTCTGGGACGACATGAAGGCGATGACCTTTAGCGCATCCCATGCAAAGCGACCCAGTGAGAGCGATCTAAAGATCTTCATGCCGAACGGCACAGAGATACACATGATCGGTCTGGACAAGCCGGAGCGGTTCGAGGGTGTCCCCTGGACGGGCGGTGTCATAGACGAAATCGCGGACGTGAAGGAAAGCGCGTGGCAATCTAACATCCTGCCCGCGCTCAACACCGTGTCGCCATTGCGGCCTGACTATCGCGCGTGGTGCTGGCTGATCGGCGTTCCGGATGGTCTGAACCACTATTACGAGATGTATCAGTATGCGCTGACCTCGGGCGATCCCGACTGGGCGGCTTATCACTGGAAGTCATCGGAGATTCTGCCAGCTGACGTGATTGCCGCAGCCAAACGGGTCATGTCGGCCAAGCAGTTTAAGCAGGAATTTGAGGCCAGCTTTGAGACTGCAACGGGCCGTATATACGAGGACTATTCGGCGCTGAATCACACGACGGAAACGATACAGCCGCACGAGCAACTGTGCTGGATGCACGACCAAAACTATACACCGCTTTCATCTGCGATTGGTGTCGTGCGCGATGAATTCCTGTTTCTGCTGGATGAGATTGTGCTGACCAGCGCGGTGTCTCGGCAGTCTGCTGTTGAGTTTGTCGAGCGATACAACGACCACGGTAACAAGACGGTGCTGATCTACGGTGATCCTGCTGGTCGGGCTGGCGAAAAGCACGGCCACGCATCGGACTACACTGACATCGAGGACGTGCTTCGCGCAGCTGGCTGGAAGTTCATCCGCAAGGTGAAACGCGCAGCTCCGGCCATAAAGGACCGTCAAAACGCGGTTCGCGCCAAGATATGCACGGCAGACGGGACGCGGCGACTGTTCGTCAACCCTAAAGCCGCGCCGATGTGTGATAAGGGCCTTTCGACCGTGCAGCTTCAAAAGGGCAGCACGTTCCAAGAGGACCAGACGAACGACAGCCAGCACATCACGACCGCGATTGGCTACATGGTCGAGGCTGAATGGCCAGTGGCCAAGCAGAAATTTGAAAGCCGGAGCCTTCGTCTATGAACGCAGTTGCCAAACAGTCCAAGGCCGTAGCAGCCATGATCGACGCGGCAATCCGTGGTCGTGCGCTGATGGGTGGCACGCAGGCCATGCGCAAGGCAGGGAAAACCTACCTGCCAAAATTCACGGCAGAGACTGACGACACATACCGCGAACGTCTGGCGCTGTCCTGGCTGTTCAATGGCTACCGCAAGACCGTTCGGGACATGACGGGCCGGGTGTTTCGCAAGTCGGTCGAGGTGGCAGAAGATACGCCTGACCAAATCAAGGAATGGTGCGCCAATATAGACCTTTCCGGACGTGATCTGTCTACCTTCGCGCGTGATGTGTTTGAGGATGGAATAGACGCCGGTATCAGTTACATCATGGTTGATGCTCCAGCGCGCAACACGG